ACATTTCTGAAGTCTGCATCAATAACCCTGGTGCAGTTGTAAAGGCAACCATTACCCCCGAGCTGGCCCAGCACCTTCTGGCGCTCATCAATACCCACAACCGCCCTCTCTCGCCCGCGCGCGTACGCCAGTACGTAGACGTGCTCAAGCGTGGACAGTACGTGTTTAATGGTGAGTCAATCCAGATTGGCTTGACAGATTCTGGCCACATGCAACTCCTAAATGGACAGCACCGCCTACACGCGTGTGCTTCTGCTGGTGTTTCTTTTGAGACAGTGTTGGTTCTTGGCCTTCCTATCTCGGTATTCAGCACAATCGACCGTGGTAAGACCCGTAGTCACTCTGATGTGCTTTCCGTTGCTGGGTTTAAGAACACACACAACATTCAGCCAGCAGCACGTATTCTCGTTGCGATGGAAGCAGGGTTCTCTCCCACAATCCGCTCAACAATGAATCTCATCACCGCTGAGGACATCCTTCAGTATGTGTACGCCAACGAGGAAGTCCTAATGGATGCCCACGCTATTGCGTCACGCATCTCGTCTGTTGCTGGAGGCATTCAGAGCGCATGGATTATCTTCTATGTGCATGCGTTCCAACAGCGTGTTCAGGCTGGATTTAGCGGCCAAGAGGTTGCGGAGTTTTGTAAAGCAATCGAGACTGGTGCATCCCTTAAGGCAATGAACCCTGCTCTAGCACTTCGCCAATGGCTTGGTCGTGGAGGCTCAAAGCGCAAGGGTGCAGCAGGCAAGAACGTTCTTGAAGCTGCAACCTTCATCACCACTTTTAACAAGTGGATTGAAGGCTCTTCGCTTCAGCAGATTCGCCCCTGGGCAGCAGATTCATCAGAATTCCCTACTGTTACCACCAGCGGAATCGTACATTCGCCATTCTGGGCGTAAGCGATAACTGCGCACAGAGAGGCGCAGTCGCTATAATAAGTTCAGGAACGTGGGGCTGGTGTTGCTTAAAAGTATGCCAGCCCCATGTTGCTCATGGAGGTATATATGCCCGTAGAGTACGGACACAGACGGCACGATTATTCATTAGAAGACAGCTCGACTGTCACTCAGTACACTAAATGGTTTACTCTGAACAACTACGAATATGTAATCCACTACGCCAAAGGTATGTTTACAATTCACGCACATAGTCTCGTAACAAAGACAACTACTAAATGCCGTTCTGCTACAACGCTTGAAAGCGCCTACCACAACGCTTATTGCGACATTAAGAAGCTCATCAAGGGTGCGACGTGACACGACAGCGTCTATTTCTAGACATGACATGCGTTGACGCAGCGCGCGAAAGAATACGACACGTTTATGATACTTTTGATACTGTTTGCGTTCAGTTTTCTGGAGGAAAAGACAGCACAGCTGTTCTTTACTTGGCTAAAGAAATTCATGAAGAACGAGGACTTGGACCGGTAAAGGTAATCTTCCGCGATGAAGAAATGGTTTCTCCTACCGTTATTAAGTTCGTAGAAGAAGTGCGCAACTATGACTGGGTCGACATGGAGTGGTATTGCCTTCCAGTAGGGCAAGAAGTGTGGGTACTCGGACGCAGAGAGTACTGCTTGCTCTGGTCGCCGTATAGAGCATCACAGGGCCGCCTAGTGCGCGAAATGCCACCATACGCAATCCGGGCAGAGAACTTCGGATTAGACCCAAATAAGGTTCTTCCACAATCAATTGACTACTACACAATGCAGGGCAAAAACGGCCGCACGGCATTCATTACCGGAGTACGTGCAAATGAATCAATGATTCGCTACCGTTCGTGCGTTCAGAAATTGCACGAGAACTACATTGTCACCCCTTACCGCATGAAGAAAAACATACCTCTACGGTTTGCCAAAATTATTTACGACTGGACAACAGATGATGTTCTTAAGTTTATTACAGAAGAGCATGACGCAACATACTGTGACTATTACGACCGCGCTGCGCTGACTGGTTCTAACACGCGTGTAGGTATTCCCCTACATGCTGTGGCAATTCGACGCCTTGGTGATGTAGTCGCTACGGAGCCAGAGTTCTACGACAGATTGTTTGAATGCTTCCCGCACATTGATGCGCAGCGCCGACTATGGGCAGACTACGACCTAGAAGGCCGAATCATGCAGTACGCGCGCGATGGGTGGCCCGGAATAAAAAGATGCGTAGAAGAAAACATTGTTACTCCCGGGTTGAAGCTGCGCGCGCAAGCGTATTGCGCAGAATTCCGCAAGAAGCACGCTAAGGACCCGTACTCCTACCCGCTACATTTGCTAGCAAGAAACCTCTTAATACACGAGTTCAGCGCAATGGCCGTAAGCCCTATTGGTCCAGGTACTCGCGCATACACAATTCAGCAAGAACAGGAACAAGAAAGACTAGATGGAATCTGAACCCATGATTCGTTCTATGTCCCATGCTTCCAAGAAGACAACAGCCTGAACAACCCTGCCGCCCCATTCTGATGTCTCATCAATGTAGATGTTTACCGCACTTACCTCTACACCGAGCTTTTTGGCTAAAGTTGCTTTCGTTCTTGCCGCATCTTGCTCGTATGATGCTACATAAGACGCTATCTCATCATGAATGTCAGCAAAATCTGCGAACACGGGCTTAGCGCCGGCTAATTCAGCCAGCATCTGTGTACCCATTTCGGCTTTTAGACACCCTTCACAAGCAATCTTGGTTGTGGATGCTGCTCTTTTTCTTACTTCGGCATGTCCGCAGGAAAGCTTATGTATGTATTCGACCTTTCCCCATCTGCCGGACCGAATAACTTCGACAACTTCTTGTTGTGGGGCTGCTTTTTTACTAATCGTCATCTTCCATGTCGTCCCAGGCTATTGATTCAATATATCCGGAGTAGTACTTTTCGGTAAACTTGAGTTGCACTTCACCGAACTTGTCAAGACCTACCGCTTCAATAAATCCTTCTTCGAGCATCTCAAAAAGCTGCCATTCAAATTGCCACTCATCATCGCTTAGCCATTCCGTTGCCATCTTTTTCCAGACCTGCATTAATCAAGTCAAAGATTAACTGACCTGCTCCATCACTCAATTCTACATCGGAGCCCTCTGTGGCCATGTTAACAACGTTGCGCTTTGACTTAATGAGGTCGTAAATCTTTTCGTCAATCGTTCCTTGAGCAAGGATGTATGTGGCTATTACGCTTCCTTTTTGTCCCAATCTATGGCAACGGCTATAGGTTTGGTCTACATCGGCAGGCGTCCACGGAAGTTCTACGAACAACACGTCTTGTGCGGCTGTAAGCGTGTGTCCGGTCTTTGCTGCTTGCATTGACAAAGAAATAACTGGCGCATCGTCTATTGAACCTGTTTGAAATAAGTTCTTATGCTCCTGAACGTCTTCTGCCGTCATTCCGCCCTGAATTTTGAGCCCGCCATACTTCTTGGCTATGGCGTCAACTATTTCGCGATGATGGGCAGCCACGACAACTTTGTCGCCGTTAGCAAGTTTAGAATCAATCCATTCATTTACAGACTCCATCTTTGCTTTTGCCGCAAGCCGGCGAAGGACCGAGATGCGTACCAGGTGTTCGTTTGACTCGGCGCGAATTCTTGCTTGAACGGCAGCAGAGTACGGAGACTGACCAAGCTCTTTGGCTATTTCTTTTGCACGCGCAACAAGGTACTCAATGATGTCTTCTTCGGCCTTTAGGTATTCCTTCATGGCTGCAGCACTAGGCTCCACTACAACCTTGGAGTGACGTACTGCTGGAAGTTCCGACAACACTTCGGACTTGATGCGACGTATGTAGCAATTACTGCGCAACATCTCATTAAGCTCATCAAGGTTAGACGAACCCTCGATGTGCCATTGACCGAACCTGTCACGGAAAGCTCCGCAGTAGCGTCGGTAAAAGCCCCACAGGCCACCAAACTTGTTGAGCTGCCCAAGGATGTCAAGCTGACTTGCGTACTCTGCTGGGCGATTGGTGATTGGCGTTCCTGTAAGGCAGAGAACAAGCCCTTCCTTGGGTGCGGAGCGAGCCATCTTGATAGCGGCTTTTGTGCGCTTGGCGGTTGGTGTCTTGGCGTAGTGCGACTCGTCGTAGACATACGAGCGATGACCTTTAAGCTGGTTCTGCCAATGGTCAATATTTGAGTAGCCGATAATCAAATAGTCGTACGTACCTTTCTCGGGGAAAACCGAGCGATTGGTTACAACAGCAACCCTGCGGTGAGGCAGCCATTTGTTTACTTCATCGCGCCAGTTAAGAACAAGAGTTGGTGGGCATGTAACAACTACGGGGTACGAATCGTGGACATACTCGAGGGTACCTATGGCTTGCATTGTTTTTCCTAGACCCATGTCGTCGGCAATAAAGCACCTACGGGCATTGGCTGCATATGCAACTCCTGCCTTCTGGTAGGGGAGAAGCTCGCCTGCGAGGCCAGGTATGTCCAGCTCTGCCGTTTTCGCGCGCGATGCTGCGATTGTTTCATTCTTCACCTGCTGCATGTCTTCGGCAATGTCAAAAAGGTTCTCGTCTATCGGTTGATTGAACTTGTTTCCCCATTCAATTGCTTCTTGCAACGCTGTAGAAGGGACGCGCCATGCCATTGTTTTAGAGTGCCAGGTGACTCCGGGCAAGGATTTAACGCTGCGCACCTTCACGGGGTCGTAGGCGAAGCTTAGATACACCCAATCCCCATCCATGTAGACGCCCTTAACTTCATTCTCTGGTGTAGGCAGGTCAAACTTCATTACTGCGGCGTCAATCATAAAACCCCACTTGTCGGCAAGCTCTCTAGCCTCGTCGATACTCGCCATAGGAACGCGCCACACTCGGGCAACCTTGTCCCACTTTGCTCCATTAACAGTCTTGATAACGGTTACGCGCTCAGCGTTGTAGGGAAAGTCCATTACCAAGTGGTCATCGGCAAGAAATAGAGCGCCTTCTGTCATCCCCTCATCATAGCCGTGTATATAGAATTAGTCTATGAGTACTGAAAAGTTTTACGACAATGAAGACGTTGCAAGGTCATGGTCCGAGATAAACCTCAACTACACGGCCGCCCCAAGCAACGCAAACCATCTACTCAGATGGGCCCTGCCTCGAGTGATGGCATATTACTCTCAGGAGATGTGGTGCGCTGGGTGGCTCGACACTGCCGACAAGACACTGCCGGACATGTTCCCGGAGATAGCAGAAATTGCGGCGACTCTCGGAGAGATTTGCACTTACTGGGATGGTGAAGATTTGGGGGAAATCGAGTGGGAAAAATACAGCCCCCGATAAACTGCAGGTATGCCAAGTAAACAAATACCACACGCAGACCGTTATCCAAGTTTCGGAATATCAAAGAAGGACATTCCCTACGGTTCCCTTCCTAAGCAATTGCTCTACTATGGGCGATTTCGTATGGAAAAATTTACATTTGAAAAGTATCGGGAATTCCGAAGCGACGCGCGGCCATCAAAACAGTCGTTTGCGCTTGCTGTTAAGAAGCTGGTATCCATGGGATTCCTTGTTGTTTCGGGTGATGGTTTTATCATTACACCACACGGAGTCCAAGCAGTTCGTTTGATAGGTGCCCGTGACTCGATGCGCGCGGACCGACTCCACAAACCAGAAGATGATTAATCAACGGGGCTGCAGAGTTTGCTCGTAGAGCAAACTTGCAGACTGCGAACGAAGTCACGTCTGGAACGAAAGTAGTTTTCTGCTTTGGCGCAGCCAAGCAGAATGCGTATTGAGTGGAAGGTCGTGACGGAGTGAGCGGGGCTACTAGGTAGCCAAAAAAGGGCAAAAAAAATGCCCCTGCCTGAGCAGGGACATCTTTTTCCTTTCACAATGCTAATATCGCAAACAAAACTGCTACAAAGATAACAGAACTCATTTTCCCCCTTTAGTTCCCGTACCCGTATGGGTCATAGATGGTTGTTGGTGTTTCACATGGGTAGTGGAGCGTTTCGCATTCAGGGGTGTTGCTGTCGTACGAGTTGGAAATAGCAATGATGCCCAGCCAAACCGCACTAACAATGGTTCCCCAAAACACAAAACGAACGCAAGAGCGTACGAAATTGTACATAGTTTCCCTTCGGGTTCTCCGCCCATGTACAAGGTACAAGTTACAAGAGTCAAAGTCAAGAACCTTTTTGTGTGCTGTTTGTCACTCTTGACCAAAGACCGCACGAGGACTGGTGAAGATGCGCCCAAGTCATAAAAAACCAACGGGGCTCTGAAGCACTCTCGCCAGAGAGTTGCGAAGAGCCTGCGAGCGAAGTACCGTCTGGAACGAACGAAGTTTCTTGTTTACTTTCGGGCGTAGACCGAAGTAACAAGATGCGTAGTGAGTGGAAGGTCGGTACGAAGCGAGCGGGGCTCCGAAGTGATTGACAATTACATTGACGGTGGCGGAAGACAAAAAGAAAACCCCCACACCGAAGTGTGAGGGTTTTTCTAAAGACTGGCAATAATTATTATTGCGATTACAAAAAATAGACTGTTCATTTTCCTCTCTTCCTAAATAGACGGGAGGTTATGACTTATCGGCGTGGAGAAAGTAGTGCAGCGAGTCCGACTGGGTGGTCGTTACCCATTCGGCTGCGAATTTCTGCATCTACTACCTCAACGATTAGGTTGTTTTCGGCGTTCGCTTCGTATTCGGAACTAAGACGAATAATCTCGTAAAGTTCTACTAGCGTCTTGCCTTTGGCAAGTTGTTCTGCTTCTGTTTTTGTCATTATTTTTTTCACCCCCTCGGTTGTGGTTACACCTTATAGGGGGCAAGGCGCAATAACAACATGACACTCGTCACACTTGCGCACCTTTCGGCAAGGTTGAGGCTTGCCATCAGCCATCTGGGCAACCAGACCTGATGCGACAGCAATAGTCCCGCATCCCCAAAACGGGTATGCGGGGCTCCCGTGCGAAGATGGCAAAACCCTGACACACCCCAGTCAAACCAAGCAACATAACAAGTTTTTTTCATTTGTCAAGTTCGTTTTATGACTTTTTTGTTTTTTTTTGACAAAAAACTTGAAGTTCTTTGAGTTTTTTGCTCAGTTTTTTTGGCGACGGGGAACGTGCGCTGAGAGCAACCCCCTTCACAAGCGGGGCTGTGAAGGGGGTTGTAAATAAATTGACGGTGGCGGAAGAGGCGCAAAAAAACCCTCGCACCGAAGCACGAGGGTTTTTCTTTTAGAAAGAAAGAATAACGATGATGGCGATTACAAAAAGAAGACTATTCATTCTCTTCTTTCTTTGGACACTCGCCTTGTATGTGAAAGCAACCAAGCCCACGAAGCCAAACGCAACTAGTACCTTCGTCAATGATGTGACTGCATCGCCCGCACTTGGTGCCCTCAAACGCCTTCACCATCTTGCCAAAAGTTTTTCCGTATCTTTTTGACTTCTGTAACTTGGCTTCTTCCGGATAGAACTCCGGCATGAAACCTCCTTGTAGATAGTAAGTAGCAGGTTACAGGTCACAACTCGCTTTGACAAGTGTCGTTTGTCACAGCCGAACCGCAACGAGCACAAGCAGAACCAGCACATGGAACTTCACGATGTCAGTCGTGGTCGCAGCGGCAGCGGGGGCCCGTGGCCACGGGTTGGGCCAGAGTCCCGGACGGAAAAATCCGGCCGCGGGGCTTACCCGTCGGAAGACATCTGAACGTGAGTTCTTCACCTGAGGACTTAGTGTTTTGCCCACTTTCTTTTGTGTTTGAGGAAAAAATTAAAACTTTGAGTGAAAAAATACGAAGTTCCATTATTTTTTCTCCCTTCCAAGCTCGAGCTCGAGCTCACGTGACTCCGTCTGGGGTACTTGGTGGGCGGGGCTACCAAGTACCCCTAAACTATTAGTGACGGTGGCGTAAGACAATGCGCACAACAAGAAACGCCCGCCCCCTTTCGGGAACGGGCGCACTTGGTTGGTTGGGTTGTTGGGTTGGATTACTTCCAGCAGGAAGCAGAATAGACAGCATCGCCTAAGTTCTCACAGTAAACATCTAGCACTTCGTGCTCAACGACTAGCGTACCTTTGGCTTCGCCACGGTTCACAAGGCGCACACGGCGCACTTCATACAGGTCTAAAAAGTTGAGCACCACCTCAACCGCACGACTTTCGCCACACGGCATCAGCAAGCCGATAGTCACGCCATCACTAGCGTTTATCTTTGCCCACTTGCCACCGCAAACAGCAAAAAAGTTCATTCTGCCCATTTGGGCTATAACTTCTTGCGGGTCACAGTCACGACCTGAACGGTCACGATTACGCAATGCGATAAGTGACAGGTCAGTATTTGTTAGTTTCATTTCACCCCCTTTCACTTTGTAGGGTACAAGCAACACGCCACAAACGCAAGTGGCAGTTGTCACACGCCAGCCGAGGCAGACCAAGCCACAGCCGAGAAACTCCGTCGCGCGCGCGGGATAGTCCCGATGTCAGCATCGCTACCATCGGGGCTCCCAGATGCGACGGGTGTGCTGATGGTAAAAAGCATAACACGAAGTCCGTTTTTGTCAAGTTTTTTGGCGCAATCTCACTAAAAGTGGTCAAAAAACAAAGTTCATTACGCTGCGTGGTCAAAAAAGGAAAAAACCAAAACGCAAACCAACCGACTTGCCTGGTTCCAACCCCCTTCGCCTGGCTTCTTCTGGGGCTGCGCGTTAGCCCCGCTACCCCTCAGCCCCATTACGACGGTGGCGCAAGAGCGAGTTGTTCTTCGCCGTCTATTCACTCACTCCCTTCCTCGCTTCTCCCTGTGTGACAAAAGTCATGTTGATGTTGTGTGGTACACCTTGTAACTTGTAGACATGAACCACCCACCCATCTACTACACAATAAGGTCGTGTGTGCGCTTCATCTTTTGGACAGGTCTTATCGGCG